GCCAATCCTGTCGATTGGCGAGCGGATGGAATCGCTTCGGGCGTGCAAGTGGGTTGATGATGTTTGCCTCAACATTGGGGACGAAGACAGCGGCTACACCATTGACTTCCTCAGCAACCTAAACATTAAGCACATTGCCCACGGCGATGACTGGACTGGGGAAGCCCTAATGGGGCAACTGGGGATTAGCCAGGAGTGGCTAGACCGCAAGGGTATTAAGATGCTGTATATCCCATATACCGCTGGCATCTCAACAAGCGACATCATTGGGAGAATCAAGGGTTGAAGCTCGCGGTCATCATGACCATGTACGGTCGACACGAGAATACCTATCCGCTCATTGAGCGAGTCCTAACCTCTAGCAAGATTCCAGATGAGATTTGGATTATGTGCGAAGGGCAAGATGACTTTGACGTTGCGAGCGCGGCCCTAGACAAACTCTGGCGCGTGAACGTGACCCCCATCCTCTTGCCAACGCCACGAGATGGTAACCGATATGCGGTTATCCCATACTCCAACAAGATTAACTACGTACTGGACAGGACGAAGGCGGATGCAATTGTCTATGTGGACAATGGCTCCATGCCCTCAGAGACCAAGTTTGAGGTCATGCTCAAGGCTCTACTTGACAACCCCGATTGGGGCGCTGTATACTGTACGCAACAGCGTACAGGGTACCGAGAAGAAACCCACGGAGCAGACCGCATCATTCCTGATGGGTACGGAATCCTGAACTACACCCAGGTGATGCACCGCCCAACAACCGTCCGATGGACAACGGACATGGGCAAGGCAAACCCAGACCTTGCAGACGCAATCTTCTGGCGTGACCTTGGTGGACCATTCCACCCAGTTGATGGCCAAGTTGTCCACGATACCCACCACATGAATTCGGCTGCTGCCGAAGGAGTTATCTGATGCCCAAGAGTGCTGCATGGCAACGCAAGGAAGGCAAGAATCCGCAGGGCGGACTCAATGCCAAGGGTCGCGCGTCCTACAAGGCGCAGACTGGCGGCACACTGAAGGCTCCTGTCAAGAGTGGGGACAATCCCCGACGAGCTTCATTCCTCGCCCGCATGGGCGGTATGCCTGGTCCAGAGCGTGATTCGAAAGGTCGACCGACGCGCTTGCTCCTAAGCCTTCAGGCTTGGGGCGCCAGCAGCAAGACGGATGCCCGTGCAAAGGCAGCCGCGATCAGCAAGCGCAACAAGGCTTGAAGCAACTAGCCAATGAAGTTGCGGTCGATCTGGCTCGTGGTCGCTCTGACATCGAGTTCTTTGCTCGCAGGTGGCTTGGCATCCAGGGGAATCCTGGACAGGTTGCATGGTGGAAGTCCTGCTCCGAGCGCGATGAATCTGGGTATCGACCGAAATACATCACAACAGTCGTATCCGCTGGCAACCGTGCGGGCAAAACGATGGCAATGGCGGTGGTCTGTTTCCACCACGCCTTGTACAAACTGGGACTTCCAAACCCGAAATATGGTGATTCCCAGTCCCACCTTGCGTGGCTAGACTCTCCCTATGACTGGTTCCACATCGGTATCCAGCAGGAGACCGCAGAGCTAGTCTTCCGAGAAATTGAGACCATCCTCACTGGCCAGCACCCCGCCCAAAAAGGTCGTGGTTGCCCGATGGTCAAGGAACTTGGTAAGATCGTAGAGACCACCAAGAAGTATCGCGGTGAGTATCCGTGGATCAAGTTCAACCCTATCGTGGGCGGAGCGAGCATCCACTTCCGAACTACACAGGATCGAGCCAAGGCTCTCCTTGGTAAGGACATGAACGGCATCTCGTTTGACGAGGCAGCGTTTGAGCCGCACTTGCTGATGATCTACCAAGAGGTGCTCAACCTCCGACGACTCTCCACTGGCGGACCACTCCACTTCATTGGAACGCCGACTGAGGGGTTCAACGAATACGCGGACCTGTGGGAGAAGGGGAACCCCGACAACCCAGCCCGCGACGACAAGTTCATCTCGTTCCGATTGTCCACTCGTGATAACATTGGGTACGGGTTAACCCAGGAGAACTTTGATGACGTTGTTCGGCAGCAAGCCGAGTACCTCATCCCCCAGAACATTGACGGATTCTTCATTGAGGCTAGGGACGCATTCTTCTGGTCCCAGTCCATTCAGGCAGTATTCAAATCAGGAGTCGAAGAGTTAGGCCCGACACGTCACCATAAGTATGTCCAGGGTGTAGACCCAGGAATTTCGCATGACGCAACGTGGGCGATCACACTCGACATCACTGACAGAAAACTCCTTCGCGGCACGCGGATTAGAAAGCGTGGCGGCAAGCAGAGCATCTCTGCCGTCGTGAACATGGTCCGCGAAGGACACCTACTCTACCAACAGGACGGTGCGTACTGCACCACCATCGTCGATTCCACAGGACTCGGTGGACGACTATTCCAGCAGGAGTTCAGCATCATCCGCCCGCTCCGAGGTTTTGACTTCGGTGGCACCAAGGCGAAGAAGGTGGAGCTCCTTAATGACTTGAAAGCGGTCCTGGACAAAGGACAAATCGAACTGCCAACCGGCGGTGCGTGGGATGAGATGCGCAGGCAACTCCTCACCTACAAATTGGACGATAAGAAGCTGGAGCAAGATGCAGTGATGGCACTGGCCATTGCTGTGCGACACGCTTTGCGAAACCCAGAGAAGCCCGTGAACGATCCAGTGTTCACATATTTTGGAGTGAGTGACTGATGGCCGACAAGGTACGAAAGATCCCCGCAGCGTTCGAAGGAACGCGGGCGATTCCAGCGCAGTACACGACTGACCCTGATATCGCCACGCCTGAGCAGATTGCCTCTATTGGCACTGCCACCGAGAAGGCGCGTAAGCTCGCCAAGGGTCAACGTATCGTTGCGGCGGCTGCTGGCGGCAAGCCAATTGCCACCGCTCCAGTATTTACCGACATTACCGCTAAGAAGCAGGCTTCGGTCAAGGGTCAGTCGAACCGATCAGTCGCTGGCGGCGTTGGCATTGGTATCAACGATCCATCCATCACGGCACGTAACCGCGCCTCCTCACGCATCAAGCCGAACTTTGAGAAGCTCACCCTTGGCGAGCAGGCTTCCGTCAAGATGTCCGAGACCTCACTCAGCGGACAGGGCATTGACCCAAACCAGGACGAGTCGCACCTTCTGCTTCAGGAGATCCTTGGTCGAAAGCAGTTGGTGGAGCCAGAGCAGAACCGACTCCGCTCGCTCTTCCGCCGCATGGACAACCTCTACCATCCAGAGACCATCACCCTTGGTGGTGCTGACCACTGGGCAGATGATCCAAGCGCACGGCTTGCTGGTCGAGCACACGTCTCGGTCAACATCCACCACGCCTATGTACAGATCCCAGCATCCATCCAGGCTGTGCGACCAGTCATCAACTACGTTCCAACTGGATCAGCAGCCGAAGACCGAGCTGCCGCGCAGATGCGTGAGCAGCTCTACTTCCGTTGGTGGGATGCCAACGAGATGGACCTGCTCCACGAGCACGCCGCCCTCCTCAAGGAGCTCTACGGCCACACCGCAGCCAAGGTGTACTGGGATCCAGTAGCGGAGATTCCAAAGGTTGCCGTCATTGAGCGACCAGAGAACCTCTACCTTGGTTTTGGTGATAGTGATTTCCACCGACTAGACTGGGCGCTCTACTGCTACGGAATGTCTCCACAGTCAGTTCAAGAGGACTACGGCGTGGACGTCATCCCTGTCAAGCAGGGGGACAAGTATTTCCCATACACCACCCGTGGCACACACGCTGACCCAATCGGCAACGTGTGGTCCAACACCTTCGAGCGCAATCCGCTCCGCCGCGAGACTGCCTACGAGCAGATGCAGGTTGAGGTCTACGACTACTGGTACAAGGTACCAACCAAGCCAGGCAAGGCGCCGCTCGTGTACAACGCAATCTTCGTTGGCAATACGCTGGTGAAGAACGAAGCGCATCCTGAGTATCAGGGAATGATCCCGTATGTCCACCTGCCAAACGGCAAGATCCCTGGAAGCCCATACGGCAAGCCAGCACTCTACGACGCTGAGCAGTTGCTCCGAGAAAAGGACGAGCGAGTCACCGCCATGGCGCAGATGATTCAGTCCATCGTCGGTGGGCAGATGTGGCAGCTCGTTGGACCAGAGGCTCCTGATGAGGTACCGCCAAACGCGCTACCAAAGCCAGGCCGCGTCGCAACTCCTGGACCAGGCAACGAACTCCGTGCCATCCAGCCGTTCATCCCATCGTTCCAGATTGAGCAGTACATCGGTCGAATCGACCGAGAACTTGCCGTGGCAACGGGCCTGAACGACCTACTTCTTGGCCTCGCACCGGCGCAGGTACTTGGCTCGTCACGAGCCATCGCCGCGCTCATTGCCAACTACGAAGCACGCCTTGCCCCTAAGCGCAAGGTGTTCTACCAGTGGATGCGACAGGTCTGGGAGATGTGCGCCCGTATCTGGGAGATCAAGAACCCAGCCGTCAGGCAGATCATTGATGGCGAATACCGTATTGATGTCGTCGCCCCAGAGCTCACGCCACGAGACACGCTGGAGCTTGCCAGCACCGCGATTAACCTAGTCCAGAACCGACTGTGGAGCGCCGAGCGTGCCATGGATCGAGTGGGCGTGGAAGATCCGATTGGCGAGAAGGACCTTATCCGTGATGAGCAGACTGACGCAACGCTGAACCCTGCATCCGTCGCAACGATGGCACAGGTCATGCAGCAGATGCAGCAGATGCAGATGCAAGGACAGGCCCAGCTCCAGGAGCAGGCAATGATTACCCAGGAGCAGGCTGCTAATGCCCAGCGCACAATGCAGCAGGGTGTTCCTGGTAGTCAGTCCCTAAACCAGCCAGAGAATCAGGCGCAGTTGCCGCCTGAAGCCCTGCCAGAAAACGCCGCAGCGCCAGGTGAAGAGAACCTTCTCCCAGCTCCGACCGGCACCAATGAGGTACCTGCATAATGGCACGACGAGGACGATTCACAAGCCCGAACTCGGGCGGACAGAACCTTACCGCGCTGATTACTAGCCTCTTGCGCGAGCGCAACGCTACGGAAGAGCAGGCGCTGCTCAATGCATATCGGACTGGAACTGCCTACAATGGCTCCGTTCCTACGGCTGACGACATCCAGGCGTTCTACGACAACTGGGCATCAAGTGCTGGATATGCGACTGGAACTCTTGAGTACCAGGCAATTGTCCAGAAGAAGTCAGACCTCAATAACTATGACATTAAGAAGCAATACAACGTCTTGATCGCCGAATTCAATAACAGCAATGGTTCGAACTATGACGAGCTTCTAAATTTCTTGGACAACAAGGCAGTTGATTCAACCGATCCACAGGATCTTGAAACTTACGCAAGTTCCGTTAGTGACATCAATAAGTCCTATATTGGATATCAGGGCGAGGCACTCGGCCGAGGCGAGATCACTGCTGCTGAGTATCGAAATCTGACCAATGAAATTACCAGCCAAATGGACCCAGCAGATCCAAAGCGTTACGAGACGCTCGTTAATGCCTATACCTACGAGTGGAACGCCGAAAAGAGCAAGTGGGACAATCGATTGCTTGCCGGAACCATCAATGCTTCTCAGTATGCAAACTGGGCAAAAGGTTTCCAGAACGCCCTGGTATCTGCTGGGGTCAGCAAGGACAGCACCCTTTACACTGCGGCCGTTGCTGCCCAGGTATCTGCGCAAAACCGAGGCGGCGGCGGAAGCGTTGCCGGTAAAAGGATTTCTGACAACACAGGGAAGCTTGCCGCAGCATATCTAATTGCAGCCGCAGCAACCGGAGTTGGTGACCCCAAGGATCTTGAGGATTTGGAAAAAGATCCATCCAAGGTTCATGAGTACGTTTCGGACAACCCAGAAGTCTGGCTCCTTTACGATGAATACCTTATTGAGAATCCTGGAGCAACCAATCTTCTTTCCGGCGCCGGAATCGATGTCTCATCCCCAGAGGATTTTGCTGACTGGAGAGCATCGACA